AGCTACCAAATAGCATTCTTAAACTTAGCAAAGACGGCAAATTGTTTTTGTTACATAGCAACCGAAGAGAACGGCAAACTAACCTTAAAAGAATATGAACAAGAATAGCATCATATTAGAACTTTGGGAAAGCCGAGAACTTAAGGAAGCAATAGACAAGATGCAGCCTGAAGATTTACGAGAAGATTTAAGAAGCGAATTATTTAAGGTGCTATGCGAAATGGAAGAAGAGCGATTAATTGATATGCGTACACGCAACGTATTAAAGTTCTACTTGGTTAGAACTATGATTAATATGATGCAGAGTAATACAAGCCAATTTTATAGAACATACCGAAAGCCTTTAGAGGTTGAATTAATAGTACACGATAGGGACGAAGATTTACTTAATAAAGTAGAAGACGAACTATCTAAGATGCACTGGTACAAAGCGGAACTATTACGAGTGTATGCTATTAAGCACAACTGCAACGCTAAAGAATTAAGTAGGGTTACAGGAATACCTTATATGTCAATACATAGGGAACTTAAATTAACTAAACGCGAACTTAAAAAACAACTACGCAAATGATAATTATAGCAGCGATATGCTTTGCAATATTTTTTGTAGAGATACACCAATTTCATAGAAAATGGAAATTAGATTTTAAGCCTTTTAGTTGCACGAGTTGTTTAGCAGCTTGGAGCGGTTTGGCTTTATATTTACTGCCTACAATATGTACCGACATAATTTCGTTTGTATTTATACCAGGAGTGTTAGCACCTTTACTTTCAAAACTAATGTGGAACTTATGGAAATAGAACACCGCAACTTTTTAGATGACCACGTTGGTAATTGGCATACAGTACAAAATGGTTATGTGCGAAACATCGACTTAGACATCTTAAAAATGTATGAGCATATTTATCGCAAGTATATGAGTGCAGATTTTATCTTAACAGTATGGTGCGGTAATTGTATCTTCGATATGATTAAACGCTTATACACTTGGTACGAAGAACAACCTAAACCTAAAAATAAAAAAAAGAATGGCTAACTTTATCCACCCTACCGCTATAATTGGCGATAATGTAATTATCGGAGACGGAAACTACATTGGTGCTTATTGTATTATAGGCGACAAAGCCGAGCATAAGAAGTTTTGGCAAAAAGAAAAAGGCAAAGTTTACATAGGCGATAACAATGTTATTACAGGACTTGTAACAATAGACGCAGGTACGGAGATTGATACCTTTATTGGTAATAATTGTTTCATAATGAAACACGCACACATTGGACACGATTGTACAATTTTAGACAATGTAACAATAAGTTGCGGAGCAAAAATAGGTGGGCATTCAATTATTGACAAAGGTGCTAATATAGGACTAAACGCAGTTTTACATCAGTTTGCAAACGTAGGAGAAAATTGTATGATAGGTGCAAGTGCCTTTGTAAAGGGAGAAGCAAAAGCTAATACTAAATACGCAGGAGTACCGGCAAGGGAAATCGGCTCAAACATAAGATAATGAAAGTAGCTATTTTATTACTTGCACAAAACAGACACGACTTAACTCAGCGTGTAATTAAGCAAAACTTTTTTAACTCTGGTTACAATGCCGATTGTTTCTTAATAGATAACGGCAGCGATACACACGAAGACTTTAACTATCCTTTTGCAGGTTATGACCTATCAAAAGAAAAGAGGGGCATAGCAGCAGGGTTTAATGCAGGTTTACGAATGACACAAAACTATGATGCAGTTTGTTTATTAGCTAATGATATTTTATTACCGCAAGATTGGTTAGCTAAGTTTGTTTTGTTTGCACAACGAATAGAGAAGACAGGCATAATAGGAATACATTGCGTAGAAGATTTGCCGCCAATAGTAGAAGGGGTACATAAAACACATACACCCTTTGGCGATAACTTTATTACTCGGGAACTTATAGATGCGGTTGGCGGTTACAATACTGAGTATGACCCCTATGGAATGCAAGACAGAGATTATGCAGAACGAGCAACAATATCAGGCTTTACTAATTACTACCTTCCGGATATGAGGTCAGAACACATAGGACACGATGTCGGCAATGGAACAGATTACAGACGAATGAAAGACGAAAGTTTAGGACGGGCGCAAAGCGTATGGGAAAAATACCAAGACATATACCACAACCAAAAGAACATAAGATGCGAATACTTTGTATAACTTCTGCCAACTCAGGCGTAGGACTGCATAGAATAATGATGCCGATAGTACACTTAGAAAAAGAGTACGCACTTATAACCGATGTACTAAATGACGAGTTATTAGAGCAAGGTTGGGACATTGTGTTAATGAATAGAATGCTTAACGAGATAGATGCCAATCAAATGGACACTTGGCGTACTAAGTACGGCTTTAAGTTGGTAGTAGACAATGACGATTACTGGGAACTAAACGAAAGCCATATATTGTATTTAAGATATAAGATTAACAATATACCTAAACTAATTACCGATTACTTAAAGATAGCAGACCTATGCACCTGCACTCACGAAAGGTTAGCAGGAGAGATAAGTCCTTACAATAAGAACGTTCACATCTTACCAAACGCATTACCTTATGGGCAAGAGCAGTTCCAGGATAACAAGACAGAAGATTACAAGGTTAGATTGTTTTGGTCAGGAAGCGGAACGCACGAAAGGGATATTGAAATACTAAGGCAGCCGTTTAAAAGGTTACAAGGTATGAACATAAGAACTGTAATAGCAGGTTACAATGACGGGGAGAAACCTATATGGGATAAAATGATTGATGCCTTTACTTGCGGACTAAAGCTTAACCCTACTATCTACAACTATGCTAAGGTTACGGAATATATGGGTGCTTACACGGATAGCGATATTTCAGTTATTCCATTGGTTGATAACAAGTTTAACGCTATGAAGTCAAATCTAAAGGTATTAGAAACGGCTGCTAAAAAGAACCCTGCTATTGTTAGCTACGTCAATCCTTACTTAGATATGCCCGTGCATTACGTTAAAAGTCAAAAGGATTGGTACAAACATATTAAAGATTTAGTAAGCGATGCAGATATGAGAAAGGAAAGCGGACAGAAGTTGTTTGAGTTCTGCCAAAAGAAGTATAACTTTGACGAGATAAATTTAGACCGAAAGTATATTTATAGTAAACTATGCCAGTAACATTAGCTAATATATTTTATCACACTAAGGTTGACAAGTCTGGCAGATTAAGGTCTGTTGGTACTTATTCTTGTGATAAATGTGGCATAGAATGTACCCAAAGAGCAGACGAAATAAGAAGGAGAGGTGCTTTATGTAAAAAGTGTAAACTAACACAAAATTTTACAAACGAGTTTAGTAATAAAAATTTAGAACTTACTTGTGCAAATGTATTAAAAAGCAAGTTAAATAAGAGATATATAAAAAGGGGCTTAACTTGTACATTATCAGGAGAAGAGATACTTAAATTAGTTAAAGATAAATGCCATTATTGTGGAACAAAACATAGCAATAATATGCAATATAAACAACTTAATTTTAAGTATAACTTTATCTATAATGGTATTGATAGGATAGATAGTTCAAAAGGGTATATTCAAGGGAATGTAGTAACTTGCTGCAGAACTTGTAATGTAGCAAAAATGGATATGGACTATAAAGAATTTATTAACCACATTACAAAAATATATAATCACATAAGAAATGCCAATATATAAATGCGCCTCTAATGGCAAGTACAGAATAGGCTCAGGCGGTTGCGTTTACGATACCGAAGAGAAAGCTAACAAAGTTTGGAAGGCTATTCTTGCAGGTGGCAAGTTCGCAGATAGCTATAATGACTATCCCGAAAGTGCAACTAATAATGCAAAGAGAGCTTTAGAATGGGCAGAAAAAAATGGTTGGGGTTCTTGTGGAGAAGCAACTGGCAAAGCAAGAGCAAGGCAGTTAGCAAATCGTGAGCCGATTAGTAGAGATACGATTGCCCGTATGGCTTCCTTTAAAAGACACCAACAACATAAAGACGTTCCTTATAGTGAAGGTTGTGGTGGGTTAATGTGGGACGCATGGGGTGGGACATCAGGTGTAGAATGGGCAATTAACAAACTAAAAGAAATAGACAATAAATAATTTGCATACTTAAATTTTTATTATTAACTAACGGAAAATTTAATGGGGAAAGTATGCAGAAACACACACAAATTTATTTGCAGGGAATGGGGTATAAAAAAACGGACTTCATTTCTTGCGAAGTGTGTGGCTCACAAGCGGTAGATATACATCATATTGAGGCAAGGGGAATGGGTGGCAGCAAAGACAAAGACACGATTGAAAACCTAATGGGGTTATGTAGGAAGTGCCACATAGAATACGGAGACAAAAAACAATATAAAGAGTTCCTAAAAGACATACACTCAAAGAATTATGGCAAAGATTAAAGAGAACAATAACAAAGTTAGCTTTGGGAAACGCAAAAGAGGTTCTGCAAAGAAGTCCTTTAACAAGCACACGCCCAGAGAAAAAGCATATAGAGGTCAAGGCAGATGAGAAAGTTAAACGCTATATGGCTACTCTTAACCCACAAAGCTTACTTCCTTGCGGTATGTAAGACGGGTAAAAACGGAGATGATATGACCACAATAGGACACTACACCTATGCTATGGCAGAAACTTTAATCAATAAGCATATAGCAGACGTAGATACTTACCTCGACCAAGAAGACGCAATAGACGAAGCAAACGATATAATCAACGGAATACTATGATACAAAACGTACCAATCAACACAGTTAAAGCAAACCCTAACAACCCCAGAATAATTAAAGACGATAAGTTTGCAAAGCTTGTAAAGTCAATTAACGAGTTCCCTCAAATGCTAAACCTTAGACCTATTGTTGTAAATGATGATATGGTAGTACTTGGTGGCAATATGAGATTAAAGGCTTGTAAGGAAGCCGGACTTAAAGAGATACCGATTATCAAAGCAAGTGAACTAACTGAGCAGCAGCAAAAGGAGTTTATAGTTAAAGACAATGTAGGATATGGCGAGTGGGATTGGAACGATTTAGCTAATAATTGGGATGAGCAGGAGTTAATAGATTGGGGGTTAGATATACCCGGCTTTGATGCCGAAGTTATAGAAGCCGAGGAAGATGACTTTTCAGTTCCAGACGGCGGAATTGAAACGGATATAGTATTAGGAGATTTATTTGAAATAGGCGAACACAGATTGCTTTGTGGCGATAGTACGGATAGCGACCAAGTGGCAAAGTTAATGAACGGACAAAAGGCTGATATGGTATTCACAGACCCGCCATACAAACTTGAAACAGAAGGCGGTTGCAAAGGAAGTATAGGAGAAGGGTTAAAAAAACAAGGAGATAGCATAGAGTTTATATCAAACTTTGAACCAACTGAATTTTTACAAGTGCTTCCTTTAATATTTGATAAAAATAAATTAAACGCTTACATATTTTGCAATAAAGAACTATTGCCAGATTATTTAGTTTGGGCAAGAGATAGTGGATATTCTTTTAATGTTTTAATTTGGAAAAAGCCTAATGCGATACCGATAGGTGACTCACATAGACCAGATATAGAATACTTGCTTTTATTTAGAAAGTCAGCCATTTGGAATAATGGTTTAGCTGATGTTAATTATTCAAGATGTTTAGAATTTGGAAGAGAGAAAGGACTACACCCGACTATGAAGCCTATTGAATTAATAGCAAATGAAATGAAGATAAGCTCGAATCTAAATAGTTTAGTATTTGATTTCTTTTTAGGTTCAGGCTCAACAATGGTTGCTTCACATCAATTAAAAAGGAAGTGCTACGGAATGGAACTTGACCCTAAATATTGCCAAGTGATAGTAGATAGGATGCGTAAACTTGACCCGACATTAGTTATTAAAAAGAACGGAGAACCAATTTAAAAACAGCGAAATTACAGCGATGCCTAATCCAAAAAATATAGAGCCGTACAAAATGCAGAAGGGGGAAACATTGAACCCAAACGGCAGACCTCGTAAGTATGTAAGCCTACTTAAAGAGCAGGGATATAAACTTGCTGAGATAAACGATACCATACAAGCTATGATGTCAATGGACTTAGAGGAACTTAAAACAGTATGGGATAACCCGAAGGCAACGATATTAGAAAAGACGATTGCAGCAGCTATGCGTAAGAGCTTAGAGAAGGGCAGCCTTTATAGTTTAGAAACTTTGCTTACTCGTGTTTATGGTAAGCCGAAAGAACAAATGGATATACAAACAGATAACAGGATAGAGATAGTATTTGTAGACGGCAAGACAATTCTTTAATGCGCATAGAACTACCTAACGGACATATAAACCAAAAGAAGATACTTGACTGCGAAGCTAGGTACATTGTTGTTATGTGCGGTCGAAGGTTCGGCAAATCGGAGTTAAGCCAGATTAAATGTATTACAACCGCAATAAAAGGCGGTCAGGTTGCATACATAACCCCTACCTATAAATTGGCTAAGGTATTCTTTGAGAAGCTATGCAATAGCCTTCCCTTCCCTAATAACAAATCGGACTTAAATATCAGCTTCCCTAATGGTGGCAAGGTGGAGTTCTTTACAGGGGAACGCTTAGATAACCTGAGAGGTAGAAAGTTCAATCTGGTAATAGTAGACGAGGCTTCCTTTATACCTAACCTTGAAGACGGGTGGCTAAACTCAATAAGACCTACTTTAACGGACTATAAGGGAAAAGCTATATTCCTTAGCACCCCAAAGGGGAAGAATTATTTTTTTAGTTTGTTTAGCAAAGCCGAGCCGGATTGGAAGAGCTTTAAATTCACGACATACGATAACCCGTACATAGACCCTAACGAGATAGACGATGCAAGGAAGCAGCTCCCAGAGGTTGTATTTGAGCAGGAGTATATGGCAAACCCGGCTGAGAACGCAGCTAACCCCTTCGGCAGCCAACACATACGCAAGTGCTTACACCCGGTTACAACAATGCCGGTAGTAGCTTATGGAGTTGACCTTGCCAAGTCAGTCGATTGGACTGTTATAGTAGGCTTAGACGAAGACGGAAATGTGGCTTATTTTGACCGCTTCCAAATGGATTGGCATAATACTAAGCAAACTATCCTTAGACTGCCTAAATGCCCTATCCTTGTCGATTCTACGGGGGTTGGAGACCCTATCCTTGAAGACCTGCAAAGAGAAGGGGTAATGATACAAGGCTTAAAGTTCACGAGTTCAAGTAAGCAGCAACTAATGGAAGGCTTACAGGCTGCGATACATCAAGGTAAGATTGGCTATCCTGAGGGGATAATAAGCCAGGAGCTTGAAGTCTTTGAGTATCAGTATACTGCAACAGGGGTAAAGTACTCAGCACCTTCCGGCTTCCACGATGATGCCGTTATGGCTCTGGCATTGGCTTGGCAGAATTTCAGCCTTAAACGTGGCACAGGCAGGTATGCCTTCCTATAATTTACCGCTTATCCTTGATATTTGCCGTTCATCACAATTTTAAAAAAAAGTTTGCCCATTTGATTGTGTAATGTGAAAAGGTTGTATATTTGATATATCAATTAACCACAAAAACATTTTTTATGCAAAACTTCACTTTAAAATTCGGTAAGTACAAAGGTCAGCAATTTTTAAGTACACCTACTTCTTATCAACAATGGTTATTAAAGCAAGATTGGTTTAAAATGCCTGTTGTTTTAAATGAAATGCAACAAGCTCAAAAAAGAGTTAGCCAATGCGCTAATAAGCTAAAAGGTTGGAATGGCTATTCAAGAGCAGGTGCGGCAGCTTATGATAATATGTTTGAGGCAGAAAAGGCTATGGATGCTGCATACTATAATGATTCAGACCCTTCTTCTCCAAGATGGAATGGAGAATATAGTTTTATATATTAAGCAATCGAAAATAGGGGTGCGACTATTCAACGCACAATTTAACTAACTAAACACAAACACAATGAAAAAAGAAACCGCACAACTTTTAGCCGTATTTTTAGTAGCTTGTTACCTTATTGGACAATTACAAGATATCTACTCAAAATGATTTACGCTATCTGCCTTCTGCTAATTGCAACAGGTTTTGTAATGGCAGCCTTAACTGACTACACAATTAAAAACTATGACCCAAAGCACAAAAGAATATATAGACAAATATTACGCAAGTGAGCCGATTAGTATAATGATGTCTAACATTGATGCTACTTACTTAGAGATACTTACCTACTGCCAGGATAAAGGTTATGAGCCTTCTAAACGTAGAATGCGTAAACCAGAAGATGCAGCTAAAATAGGCTTCTTTGATGTAGATAACTACAAACCAGAAACAATATGAAAACAGCAGTAGAATGGTTACAGGAGTTATATGATAACAGACCAGCATACGAGGAGTTTATACTTGATGAGGAGTTTGAACAAGCCAAGCAAATGGAAAAAGAGCAGATAATAGATGCTTATTATGGTAAGATAGATGGAGTATATGGATATAGAGAAGCAGGAGAAGAATACTACAACCAAACCTTTAACCAAAAATAAACAAATGGAACTTCAACAAATCTTCGAAACAACAAAAGAGCAAAGGACTGAGTTTACCTACCAATTAATTGAACGATTAAACGCAGGGGAACTTGACCCGCTTAAAACACATCTTCAGGTTAAAGCCTTAGAGGATATGCTCGAAACCTTAAAGGGAAATAAGGACTATAAAGATGCCGTATTACAAGCAGCCGTATTAAATGGAAAGGACTTCGAGTATATGAGTGCAAAGTTTAATATTAGAGAAGTAGGCGTTAAGTATGACTTTAGCAAATGCGAAAGTCCTGCTTACGAGGAGATAATGACTGAGTATAATAGCGCAGCTAAAGCCAAAAAAGATATGGAAGAGTTCCTTAAAAAAGTTCCGCATCAAGGGTTAGACATTATTAACGGAGTTACTGGCGAGGTTACAAAAGTTTACCCACCTGCTAAGAGTAGCACAACAAGTGTAGCCGTATCCTTAAAGTAATAAAAATATTGTACTTCTTTGCAATTTGCTTACCTTTGGCAGCGTTATGCTACATAGGTGGGCATCTTGCTTATGAGATAATGTTAAAACTAAGAAAATGACTTGGAACGAATTAACAGTTTGGCAGTACCAACAGATTTATCCGATAGTTACTAAGCCTGAAAAGGATTGGACTACCCTTGATGTAGAAAGTAAGCTTGTAGGTATTTTACATAACCTTACAGACACGCAAGTAGATAGCCTAAGCGTAGCAGAGTTTAACAAATTAAAGGTAACCTTAAACTTCTTAGATGATAAGATAGAAGGTAAGCCGGTTAAGTATACCGAAGTAAACGGCAAACGTTACAAGTTTATTTATGATGTGCAGCAAATTAAAGCAGCCAGATACATCGAAACAAAAGTATTTAGCACCGACTTAGTAGGTAACCTACACAAGTTAGCAGCCTCAATGGTTATGCCTCAACGCAAAACTTGGTACGGCAAATGGGTTAATGATAAGTACGATGCAGCCAAGCATAGCCAATATGCCGAGGACTTACAAGGGGCAAATTTTATGCACGTTTACCAATCCATTGTTTTTTTTTATCAAGTATACAGAAATTGGATAGAAGTTTCTCAGGGTTATTTGGTTCAGGAAATGACGAGCAAGGGAATGAGTTTGGAACAAGCGAAAGAGGTGGTTCAAATTTTATGCAGCACTTTGGATGGCAATATTGCGCCAAATCTGTTGCCGACCACGAAAATATCACAGTTGATGAAAGCTATGAACTTACCACAATACAATTCTTAAATACCCTATCCTATCTAAAGGCTAAAGCCGATTACGATAAAGAGCAACATAGGAAACTTAAATAGCCCTGCCATTTTTGGTGGGGTTAGTTATTTTTAGACCTTCCTTATATTTATTAGCGTGAGTATAAGTAAAGCACAAATACAGGCGTTAAGGGATAGCTTTATACAAAGCTTAGGCGGTAGCTTTGATAAGTACAAAGGGGGAGATTTACCCGTATTAGAGGAAACACTTGCTTTGTATGGTCAAGCCTTTAACGATAAGATTACCGAAATACTTGACAAGGAAAATATTACGAGTTCTGGAAGATTGGCAGAACCGGCTTTGCCTATCATTACAAAGTTTGGCACGGGTTACATTTTAAGCCTCGGTTATGAACCAGGAAGCGAAGCATCTAAATACTATGACTTTGTAAATAAAGGGGTAAAAGGTACAAAGAACGAGAAGGCAGATAATAAAACACCTTACGCTTTTAAGGGAAATAAAAAAGCCGTTCCGGTAAGTTCAATAGAAAAATGGCTTAGTTACAATAAGCTAAAGTCGGTATCGGTTAAAAAATATACAAAGCTTGGAACTGAAGCAAAGGCAATAGAAGGCAAGAAGTCCTTAGCCTTTTTAATTGCTCGTAGTATACATAGGAAAGGTTTAAAATCTACACGCTACTTTGATAGAGCAGTAGCGCAAATATTTAATAAGCAATTTATTGAAAACATAGCAGTCGCAATAGGTGGCGATGTGCAAATTCAAATCAAACAAGCAATCAATGGCAATAACAATAACAAGTAGTCCTGCACCATATTCGTCTATGCACGATAACCTGTGGTTCGTATCAAGTTCTACTAATAGCGGAACTACAAACTTTAAGTTTGTGTATGACGTATATATAAACGGAAGCCAGGTTATTAGGTCAAAGGTTTTCCCTTCTCCAAGTGCAGAGGGTAGATATGGGGTATTTGATGCAGCACCAATAGTAAGAAGTTCCGTTACTAATTACTTTGAGCCTTCAGGAAACTCAATACTTGTAGCTTCAAACGATAAAATCAAAGTAGATTACCAAGTAAGAATAGGCGAAGAGGTAAGCGGTGTTACAACTACTAACTTAGCATCTGGAAGCTACTCAGCATACAACTTTGTACCCCCATTGTTTGCAGATGTATTCTTTATGGAGAGCCAAACCTATTTAGATTTAGCAACTTATTATAGCAGTTTACAATTAGAAAACTTTAAGGATAACTTTTTAACCGAAAGGGATTTAGATAACATAGCTATTGAATACGGAGATAATTTTTACGCTTCGTTCTTAAAGATAACTTCAGGAACTTACTCGGCCTTTGTAGAAGTAGTAAACGAAAGCGAAGCCGTAACAAGCACTGTATCTGGCAACATTACGTTAAGCGGTCAATTCAACTTATTTAACTTAGAGGCATCGCACATAAATACTTTTGCAGGCTCTACTATTATTAACGCAAGCACTTACGGATATAACTTTTACTTAAAGCGTGGTGCTACTCAATCAAGAGTTATCAAACTAAGACAAAAGTGCTATCCTAAGTTCCAACAATATAACTTAGAGTTCCTAAATAGATTAGGCGGTTGGGAAACAAAGAGCTTTACTTTAGTTAATAAAAGGTCAAGCGAATTTGAAAGGACATCATACAGGCGCAATGATTGGCAGCTTGTAGGTGGTCAAATGAAAAACTCAGATGTATATAACAAATTTAACGAAACAACTTTCAACTATGCTATTCAGCATAAAGATAAATATAGGCTTACTTCTGATTGGGTTACTGAGCAGGATTATGCTTGGTTGGCTCAACTTGTATCGTCTCCTATTGTTTATATGGAAGTACTTGGTGCTTATTTCCCTGTTACCATAAGTGCAACAAATTACGATTACAAGTTAGAAAGCGCAGACAAACTATTTAACTTTGAGATTGAAATAGAAGTAGGAAGATACTTAACAAGCCAATTCAGATAATGATAAGTACAGAAATTTATATAGAGGATAGAAGGATTGATTTATTAGAAGATATATCTACCGAGTTCACTTATGCCATTGATGATGTAAGTGAGTTTGGTAGTCGCAATACTGCTTTTAGCAAAACAATTAGCATACCAGGAACAGGGCTTAACAATGCAATCTTTGGTTACATCTTCGAACTTAACAACGCAAACTTTACGGATAATGACCTGCCAAACGTAGGATATAATTACAACGTAACTAAACAAGCTAACTGCAAAATCTTTATTGAAAAAGTGCAGATATTTAAAGGCACTTTACGAATATTGGAAATAGTTATAGACAAAGAAACTATTGAATACCAATGTTGTGTTGTGGGGGAGTTAGGTGGTTTTATTAATCAGTTAGGAAATAAGCGTTTGGAAGATTTAGATTTTAGTGCTTACAACCATACTTATAGCGTAGCTAATATTAGCAATAGTTGGGATAACGCAGGCGGTTCAGGTTATTACTATCCGCTTATTGATTATGGTGGTGTTAGTATTGGTAATGGTGGCGGTGGTCACGGAGTAGCTAAAAAGGACTTTCAATACACAACTTTTAGACCTGCTTTGTATGTTAAGGAATATTTACAAAAGATATTTGCAGGAACAGATTATAGTTTTAGTTGCCCATTTTTTAATACGGCTTTATTTAATAGGTTGATTATACCTAACAATCAAACAAGAATTACGGCTTTAAATAATACAAGCCTTAGCGCAGCAGCTAAGTTAATAACTATAAACACTAATTTAAGTGATATTGTAGAATATACTTTAATTACGGCAGGTAGTTTTACACTTGACGGCTTAGGTCAGTTGTTTACATACACAAGTGGTGTAAATATTACAACAGATATAAATATTTTATTAAGGGGTAACGTAACATTTTTTAACCCAAGTTTGCCAAACTATTCTGTTATACTTAAAAAGAACG